CAGCAGATGTATTAGGCATTGATTGTGAACCTAAATCTACATAATCATTAACCCCATCAAAGCTAAGTGCCTTTCCTGTGTATAAGGTAGCCCAATTCGAGTTGTCCGATTTATCAGGTGAGATATGAGTTACTTCCTCTACTTTAAGCGTAGTTATTGTAATTTCTCCTACAGATTTATTTCTTATAAAAATCTGATCGTTTGATGGTGATACAACAGTAAAATTAACAGTATCTGAAAAAGAACCAGAAGATGAATTTTGATAATATATAGTACCTGCCGCTCCATCGGAGATTTTCATACCTGTTGATGAAGTGGTAGTACCCACAACAGTAAGTTTATAAGTTTTTCCAACAGTTGTATAAGTTTTATATATACCTTTATTATCCGCTGACGTGGTAAATGTATCTGCATCATTAATAATTACATTTCCATTATTTCCCCACCCACTTGTAAAGTCATAACCTTTAGTTAAGTCCTCCCCAAGTACCTCGCTCTTCTCGAAAGGTAGCCACATCTTTAGTCCATCTTTGACTATACTAAGAACTCTTCTAGCTAAAGAACCTATTGTATTTTGAATTATATTTAACATACAATTCTAAATTTAAAATATAGCCACTATATCTGTTGCAGTTGTGTTTGTTGCTTTTACTCTAGTTACTTGAATAGGCAAGAAAGAACCATCTGCAATATTTTTAAGTAGTAAAGTTGAACCACCTAAAGTAATTACATTAATATTACCTCCTGTACCTACAAACAAAGTTGCAGGAGTGTTAGCAGTTGCACCTGTTATATTTGATGAGTCGCTTGGAGTTACTACAACCCCTGTTGTTCCTTGTCTTACAATTAAATTAGTTGGCATTTCTTTGTGTTTAAGTTATACTATTAAATAGTAAATGGATAGAATTGTTTTAAAATAAAAAAACCTCCCAAATTGAGAGGTTTTAATATATAGAATTATTATATTATGATGTTGCTATAGAAGGTCTATTTGCTGCCGTTGTAAGTCCACCGAAGATAGTTGCTGCCGTTGTAGTACTTGGTACAACAGGTAATGCTGCTCTATGCTCTCGACCTACAATAGTTAAATTGTAGCCACTCATATCTCCATAAGCTTTTCCTCTACCAACATTACCACCTGTAACAGTTGCACCATTATAAGCACCTGCTAAGTATAAATCACCGAAACCAGTAGTTTCATTTATGTTATTATCCTCAACAAAGATTTGAAATCTACCCTGTGTTAAAATCTTTAAGTTTTTTAATGCCGTTTTAGATAAATTAGGTAGTGATAAGTTCAAAGTTTGCTCATAAAATACTGTTCCGTTTTCCTCTGATACTGTGATAGCTTCATCAAAATCAGAACCCTGTGGATTTAAAGCATATTTAAACGATGCACTTGTTTCACCTAAATCATCTAACTCGCCATCTATATCAATAGTATATGCACCCATGTCGTTGTTATTTACAAAGTATACGTTTCTGATACCTCCAATGCTCTCACGACATTCTAATGCTCTACCATTTGCTAGTGTACAAGCCATATTTTTAAGTATTTAAAAAGTAGAGGTTTTTACACCCCTACTCAATTATTAATCATTATGCGTAATAAACGATGTCAGAGCCTTTTGCGTAACCTACACCTGCATTCCACTTCATAACTAAACGAACATTGTCAGAACCATCGTTCTCAGTCATGTCGATTACTTTAACCTCTGCCATATCAGAAGCTAAGTCAGTTGCAAAGAATAAGTTTGATTTACGAGCTGCAATCATTTTATCAGCCCCCATTCCCGGAGCTAAGATTAATTTAGTACCCTCAAAGTTAGCTTCTGTAACTCCTGCGTGGAATTGGTCTAAGTAACCTAGAGCAGCCTGTGCTGATACATAGTACTTCATTGCTGCCGTACCTACATAAATAGCTAGATCTTCTTTTCCATAGTTTGCATCTGTGATAGCATCACGAACTCTACCTAATTGTGCAACAATGTTAGAAGCATTTAATCCTCCACTTACTTTTGCTACATCAACAACAGTTCCATCTGCTGCTAATTGAGTTTGAAAACCATCGAATTGTCCGTTTGTAGAAGTTGCACCTGACCAAATTGATTGCTCAACTTCTTGACCTACTAAAGCACCTGCATGACCTACAATGTACTCTTGGAAGTTTGCAGGTAAAGTACCATCGACACCTGCTCTCATTGTAGCCCCTGCATAAGTAGATAGCCAATCTTTCTTGCAAAGTTCTTTATTTAATGCAAAGCTTTCAGGAGTCAATGCCTTTTCTACATAAGTAACATCCCCTGCATCTGTAAAGTCGCAAGTCGCATCTTTTATTGATGATGTTGATAAGTCAAAGTTTTTTAAATTTACTTTGAACGATACATTAGGTAAAACAGTGATGTTACCTTTTGCTAATGTTTCACCACTTAATAGTGATGCTGAAATAAATCCTGCAGCTTCTTCTCCTGCATAGACTTTCGTTAATGAATCTGCCATTACTTTTTATTTAGATTTGTTAATGTTATATTGTACTTTTTGTTGTGAAGTTAATCTCGAATATTCCAAAGGAGATAACTCAACTCTGTTAAAATTACCCTCCGGATTTGGCTTAATTTCTTCGCCTACTTTCTCAAACTCTTCTACTTTAGTTTCAAGCTCTTTCGCTTCTTCTTTTACTGACTCATACTTTTCTTTCAAAGTATTAAATTCAGTTTTGATAGTAGCAAACTCTTGTACTAAGTTTTCAAGAACTCCGATAGCTTCAATTAGTGCATCTTTTGAATTGTCAGCTTCTTGCATTTCCTCAGCAGGTGCTTCTTCTTCAACTTCTTCTGCTGCTTTAATTTCAGCAATGATACCCTCTTCTTCAATTACTAAAAGTGATCCATCAGCCAAAGCATATTCGCCTACTGGCAAAGGTTGTTTTTCTTCTTCTACCATAATGAATACGGCAGAACCTACCTCCATAGAGTCAGCACTTACAATAGTACCATCTTCTAAGGTAATATCTTCAAATTTCATTTGCTCTTTAGCTTCTGAAAGTTCTTGTTCAGTAACTTCTTGCTCCATTCCAAGCAAGATTTTGATTTTGTTTAGTGTTTCCATCTGATTAATTTATATTAATAAATAGTTATTTTTTTACTTTGTTTTAAATTCGCTATCTCTAATGATTTGCCTGATAGCTTCTAAACTTTCCTCTTCGGTTAATTCTGTTTCTCTTTCTGTAAAGTTACCCTCTACTGAGAAGCCTTTAACAACACCCTCTTTAATGTAGTTCTGCCACACCTCTTCGTTATCTATCTTCATACAAGCAACCCAAGTTCCAACAGGATATTCTAATCCAAAAGCTTGTGTCTTGTCTTTCTTGCTATCTGATACGATCCATGTTTCTATAGTTGTTATACCTTGAACTGTTCTTGCATGGTCTATCGTTGTAGATTGATGCTTTGATTGTTGCATATATCTTTGAGCGATATTTTTAACAGTTTCTTTAGAGAACCAACACTTATATTTTTCTCCTTTATTATCTACTCGCAATATTTCCATGTCAGGTATCATAACTGCCCCCATAACAATACGCTCATCGTTGTCTACTGTTGCAAACTTTTCTTTTGCTTTTGAAAAGTACATAAAGTCCTCTTCTATTGCAGGTTGTTCCACTAAGCTAATAGCATAAACTCCTAAATCTTGTTCGTTCTCATCAATTATAAACTCTACTACTTTCATTACAATGTTCTTTGATTATTAATATATGATTGTGCTTCTTGACTATCCGTTACATTTTGAGCAATTACATAAGCTTCAATAGGTTGATTTGCTTGTCCGTTAATACTATCAACTACATCGCTTAAACCTGTTGCAGCAGGAACTGACGCTGCTATATTACCACCAACAGAACTAAACCCTGATGGCACTGAACCTCCCCCACCATTTGGAACTTCTGTTTGTAGTATTTTTCTAACATTTGCCAAACCTACTAACCCTGTTGCGACTGCTTGGGCTATTGCGTAACCAGGAATTGGAACACCTGAAAAGGCTTTTAATTGCCCTGCTATAGCAGCATAAGTATCTATGGTTGCACCTGCTGCTGCTAATGTTTTGTTATCTCCTGCAACTTGACTTAATGCTCCTAATACTGCACCTGCTGCTGCTATTTGTCTATCTTTATTTTCATCTCTAATTAATTGCTCTGCTTCACTTAATTCAGTTTCCGATTTTAACAATTGGTCGTTCAATTCCTTTCTAGTATCTATCAACTTACCATTAGTTGCAATCGCATCTTCTACTCTTAATTCGTTAGCCGTTTTAGAAGCTAATACAATTTCGGTTTGTGTACCCTCTTCTTGTCTTAGTTCTATACCTCTTCGTATTTCATTTTCTACATCTAATTGCTTTTTTAAAGATTGAAATTGACCTAGTAAAGCCTTTCTCCTATCTGCTGCTTCGGCTCTAATATTAATTAAATTAATTTCTGCATCTGCTTCTCTTTGTAAATCTTCTCTTGTGCTTTCGCCTAAAGCATTTTGCTCTTGTATTGCGTCTAATCTACTTTTAGCAATTTGCTCTTCTTGATTTGCTTGTTGTTCAATTAATTCTAAGGCTTTTTGCAAATTTTCAACTCTAGTTTCTAGAGCAATATTTTCATCTGCTGCAATAGCTTCGGCTTCTCGTATAATTACATTATTTTTAGCTTTTTGAATTGAAAATTCACGCTCTAAATCTAACAAATTATTTAACTCTCTTTGTAATCTTGCTGCTGCTTCTGCTTCTCTTATTATCTCATCCCCTAAACCTGAGAAAGTTTCAGTCATTCCCTCAACTGCTCCTTTGAAATCTCCACTAAAGAACTTCATTATACTTTCTCCAAAGCCTGAAATCCTATCAACTATAACATCAACTGCTGCTCCTAGACCTGCCATAACCTCACTAAGCATATCAGCACCCTTTGTAGTCTTAGTAAAGAAAGTAACTAAAGAACCTAAAGCAATAACAAGTAATCCAATACCAGTTGCAGCAATAGCTCCTTTTAATGTTTTAAAGGTTGTTATAACTTTCTTAACACCACCTTTCAAGCCACTAAATGCTTTATTGACCTTATCAGTTGCATCAGAAAATAAAGTCTGCTCTTTTTTAGCTTCTTTTATTTCTTCTGTCGTTTCTTTTATCTGTTTACTTGCCTTATCATTAGCAACTAAATCGAGTCTTACTTCCTCAGCCATAATTCCATTTTAAATTGTTTCCAAGCCTTTAATATTGTTTTAGGATATTCATATAATCCAAACGCAAATGCGTTCTTCTTATCTAATTTTATATCTCCTTTGCTAATACCTCTTATAACTTCGTTAATCATTTTACTACTCTAATTTTATGTAAGCACCATAAACCTCATCAGTTAGGTTATTTGTATTTACTTCTATTATTAAATAATTTCTACTTGAACTACTCAAATCTGTAATATCTAATTCAACATTGACTGTACCTGAACCTAATGAAGTAGTTGTCTTTGATGCTATATCTCCACTATATACTCTAAATGTAAAGCCTGTAGTAGAACCTAACACTCCTACATGAGTTGCTTTCAGCCCTCTTGGTATTATTTTCATTGCATACATCTTATACAATGTACTACTTAACCTAACACTACCCCCATTATCATTTGTATAAACATCTATTCCTGCCCTGTTTGTTAGTTTAAATTCATTAGGAGTTATATTTATATAGTTTGTAATCGTTCCACTTGACTCGAATTCACTTGCAGGATACGGAGGTTTTCTTCTAACCCAATTAACTGCCTTATCACTAGCATTATAGTTAAGTATTGTATCATCAGCAGGAGTGGTATCGCCTATTTGAGTAACCGTTCCTTTTAATGCAATTTCGCTATCTTCTGTGCCTATTAATATTTCATTTCCTGAATAAGTTACAGGAGGTTGCTCTGGATTATCTATAATAACATTAAAGTTCCACCAACATTGTGAGTTAATGAAAGATAATCCCTCTGCTTCACAACAAACCTGA